CAAATACGACACCAGTGTATATACGCTGAGAACAGTATATCGCATCAACGACAACGACTTTGATCTCACACAGTTTGGGCTGTTTTTGACTGGTGATACCCTGTTCATGGTATTCCACTTAAACGACATGGTGGAAACTCTGGGACGTAAGATCATAGTGGGTGATGTCATGGAATTGCCCCACTTAAAGGATTATTACCCACTGGACGAGGACTTGCCCACCGCCCTAAAACGTTATTATGTGGTACAGGACGCTACCCGTGCTGCGGAAGGATTCGCACCAACTTGGTACCCACATTTATGGCGAGTTAAAATTGCACCATTAGTGGACAGTCAGGAGTACAAAGATATCCTCAACGTCATCAAGGCTGGTGACGACACTGACACCACCATTGGGCAATTGTTAAGTACCTATGACAAATACATAGAAATAAACGATGCAATCGTACAAAGAGCCGAAGAAGAAGTTCCTGAGTCTGGGTACGACACTTCCACATTCTACACTGAACCAGTTCTGGACGATGGCAGGCCTGGTGACCCAGCAGGATCACCACAAGAAAAAGTGCAAGGATATCTCACTGGTGACGGCATCCCACCGAATGGCGCCGCTGTTGCTGCTGGAATATCATTTCCCAGCAATGCCCAAGCAGGAGATTTTTTCTTACGTCTGGATTATATGCCCAACCGACTATTTCGCCACGACGGCCGTCGATGGGTCAAAGTGGAAGACGATGTAAGAACCAATCTTACTCCTGGTGCAGACAACAAAACTCAACGCAGCGGTTTTGTCAATAATAACAATGTCAGATACAGTGACGAACTGGGGTATGATGCTATACAAGTTGCCAGTTCCTATACACATCAAGCAAATTCTAAAACCATCTCATTTAGCATGAGTACAGGCACAGTAGTCACCAACATACCTTATGTCAGGACATACGGTGTGAAAACACAATTGAACAGCACAACAATAGTAAATACCATGTCCAACAGCAGTGGTAATATATCGTTCACAGTAAGTCAGACCCTAACCCCTGGTGATTTGCTAGAATACACCGTGTACGCCAAGAAGCATGTTGAAAGACAAGGATTATCACAGGCACTTCGCCCCGAGGCAGATAACTGATGCAAAAATTCTTTTATGACGCGCAAATAGAGAGATTCCTGATTCAATTTATTCGTATGATTAGCGAATTTCAAGTGGAATTTGGCAAGGATCGTGCTGGCAATACCACCCTGCAGCGAGTACCAGTGTACTATGGTGACAGCAGTAGACAAGTGGCAGCAATTATATCCAATAACAGTGAAAATAAATTACCCACTGTTCCTGCCATGACAGTATACATTAATGGACTTGCCTATGACAGAGATCGGGTTCAGGAACCCACTTATGTAGGCAAAATGAGCATCAGGCAGAGGTTATATAATCAGGAAACTCAAGAATACGAGAACCAGCAGGGATCAGCGTTCACTATCGAGCGGTTAATGCCAGTGCCCTATACCTTGGAACTCAAAGTAGATATATGGACCAGCAATACCAAACAAAAACTTCAATTATTAGAGCAGTTAATTGTGTTATTTAACCCGGCACTGGAAATTCAGAGCACCGATAACTACATTGACTGGACCAGTTTGAGTGTAGTTTTCCTGGAGTCACCCAACTGGACGTCAAGATCAGTGCCAATTGGTACTGAAAATCCCATAGACGTAGCCACATTGACATTTAAACTGCCCATATGGATCAGTCCCCCTGCCAAGGTTAAAAAATTGGGAGTTGTACAAAAAATCATAGCCAGCATACATGATGCTCAGGGTGATTTAAACAGTGCCATATATAATGGCACTAATCTCATGGGTAGCAGACAATATTTCACCCCCATGGGGTACGGTGTATTACTGATTGGAAACACTCTGACATTACTTAAACCACAGGACATTGAGACCCCCAGAGAACCAACCTTGAGAATGTCTATAAAAATAGGATCTGATGATAACTGGCCCAATTTAATAAATGTCTATGGAAAATTAGAAAATGGTGTTAGTCAAATTAGACTTTTACAAGAAGATGGGACCACTGAAGTCGTGGGCACAGTCAGCCATCACCCCACAGACGATACACAATTAATTTTCAACCCCGATATAGACACGCTACCCGGCAATACTCTTGACCCATTTAACGCCATTATTGATCCCTATAAAGTCACAGTAGATTCTGAAATATTGTCCCCAGCTACAGGAACCAGATATCTGATATTAAAAGACATTGGTAGTCTGAATAATCCCAGTCTGACTGGAGCAGTGGCCTGGCGAGGCGCAGACGGTCAGGATCTGGTGGCCCGAGCCAACGACATTATTGAATATACTGGTCAACATTGGGAGGTAGTTTTCAATTCTGGTGCAGCAAATGAAATTCAGTATGCGAGCAATCTCACAACCGGAACCCAATATAAATGGAATAGAGATTTCTGGGTCAAAAGTTGGGAAGGCGAATACAAGAACGGACTATGGACTCTGGTGTTATAGAAGGAGTTGGTACATTTATCTACTGTACCCGAACCAAAAGATATTTGTTTCTGCTAAGAACCGATATCAAACACAACAATACCTGGGGCATTGTGGGTGGCAAATCTGAAGTTGGTGAATTACCTTTGACTACTCTGTTTAGAGAAATGCAGGAGGAATTGGGAGGTACCATACGCGACCCAAAAATAATTCCCCTGGAGAAATTCACCAGTGATCGAGGTAAATTTATTTACCAGACATTCGTTACCCCAGTTGACGATGAATTCGTGCCTGTACTGAATGATGAACACCGGGGATACTGCTGGGTCGCACTGGAAGATCATCCGACCCCTTTGCATCCTGGGCTATGGAAGACCATTAATTTTGATGCGGTTAGGGACAAAATAAAAACCCTAGAGCAAATACTCTAGGGTTTTTAAGAACTACTGACCTCTTACAAATCTGCTTCTATTACCATTTCTCTGTAACTGATCTGTCTGAGATTTGGGCAATATTTCCAACTTGGTGGGATTCTCTGACTGCCAGTTTCTGACACATGAACAAAATCAACATCAGTATATGTGTCGAAAACCGCTTTCTGAGCTTTGGCCCATTTGGCACTGTCAACCTTACTATCTGCTGAACCGTATCCATTGGTGTCGGCATAGATATTGTAATTGAAGTCCACAGTATCCTGACCGTCAAATCCCACAAGATATACTCTCTTGTGCCCGTCAAAACAGGCTAGATATATTGCTGCTGTGCCTGCGTCTGCATACAAGTCGTGTGGGATCAAATAGAATTTCTTGGGAAATTCCAGGGTGATGTCCACTCTGGTGTACACAATATTTTCGTTAATAAACGGAGTTCCTGCTACTTCTTTGGCAATATCTCTGCTGGTCACTACTAAAAAGTCTGGTGTGTAATCTCTGTAAAAAGCATTACATGCATAACTTTGTAATGTAGTGGCTGCGAGAAGGCCACTTCGACGATTAACAACCCAACCTGGGTTAAAATGCTGTCTGTGTAGGCCATTGCCAAAAACTACTGCACGGTTGGATATCTGATTGTTGATAACATTGTTGGGCACGTGCTCGGTAACAGTCTTCCAACTGCCGCCTTCCAACGTATTACTAGCAACGATATCTTCGCCGGTATAATCTTTTCTGTATAATTTCTGAATTTTTAGCATATGATGTTACTCTCAGGTTAATGACACAGCACCTTACGGTGCTGTGTCCTACTACATTATGTTACACAATATATGTTGCTTGTACCTTGACACTGCTGTTGGTTGAACTTGCACTGGTGTACTTCAATGTCACATTACCAGCTGTAACTGTTGCTGAGAATGTACCCATTTCTGCACCGCTGGCAACAACACCATATGTTGTTACATATGCGTCAGTACCGTTCTGAACCAACAACACTTCGGCCACTTGTACATTTGAACCGTCCTTGACTTGCACAACATACTTGGCGCTGGTGTATGCTGAAGTTGCAAATGTGTCAATTGTAGTTGCACTTGTACTTGTCACTGAAGTTGCTGCCTGATCGTGTACAATCTTACTGGTGTACAACGCGTTCCAACGTTGTGATGCACTACCCAGGTTGAATGTTGCGTCAGCATTTGGTATCAACCCACTGTTGATGTCTGCATTGAACACAACGCTATCAGCACTGTCAGTACCAATTTGGATGTTACCAGTTGTGTCGCCCTTGACCCACAAGTTGCCTTCGATAATCACATCCTTGGCAAATGTTGCTGTGCCATTGGGAGCAATTGTCAGTCTGGCTGTACTGCTGCCTGTGCCAGTCTTGATGTAAGCACCGCC